TTAAATGTTTACTGTGTAATCTAATTTTTCTTCTCTAATTTCTTTTAATACTTTTCTACCTTCTCCAGGCTTATACATCCAACCAGCCTGGTTCATTTCTTTTAGGTAGTCTGCTATAGTGGGAATAAATCCCACATCTTCCATAACGTGTTGTTCTCCTATAGCTCTTACTGGTACCATTTTACCATCAGAGTTGGTTATATATGTACCAAACTGTTGTTCTAGCCAAAAAATACCCTCAGAGTGGTGTCTGAGGGCTCTATGACGCATGTCTGGAAAGTGTGCTTTAGTTTCATCAAACCAGTTATGTAATTTTATATAATCTTCTATACTACCTCCATGTTTCTTTTTACTAGAGATAGCGTGGTGTAAGGGATGGCTCATTATTCATAAAGTTTTAATAATGGATATTCTTTGTTCCATCTGTTTACTAAGTCTTTCCAATAGCCTCTTTCACTACCATATCTCTGAATAACTTCTACAAGTTCGGGATATCCTTTAGCAATCTTGGCTTGATTATGTACATCTCCTTTAAAGATGACATTTATAAGAGAGGTCATAAATGAACCTTCTTTACCTAATTTAAAAAAGCAGAATATTTCTTCTGCATCTGTAATTTTAGTTATTGTTTCCATTATGTAAGTGTTTTTATGTATATGCCTAATGCATTTAATAGTTTAATTTTATACTCTGCATCTGTAGGGGCATCTAGTATAATTTCTCTAAGAGCATGAAAAGCTTCATCTCTTTTATCAACTGGGGGTGTTGTCTGTTTCTGTTCCATTTTCGTTTGGTTTACAAGTTTCACAATATTGTGCTGGTAGCATGTTTTCATCTTCTGATAGAACTAAGAATAGCTCATCATTAGTTAAGTCTGCTCCTGTCTTAATTATCTTATGACAATAAGAACATAGTACGGCTAGGTTGCCATTATTAAATTTTACTGTAGCTTTCATAAATTACAATGGTTACAATATTCTTGTTTTATATATTGATGTATAGCAGAATCCTTAACATAGACTATTCTATGTATAAACACCATGTACCAACATATTATTTTATTTCTTATTTTCAACTAGACGTAGTATTAGTAGTATGAAAAATATTCCAGCTATAAAATAAGGTACTCTTGTAAGTCCCTCATCTAAGTGGTAAAAGTCATTGTCTTCTGTAATTCTAAGAAATATTAATAGATGTTTCATAGGTTATATGTCAGGTTTAAGCTGATGTTAAAGATATAAAAAATCAGTCAGGGTGGGATTTTCACCCACACACTCTCTGCTACAAGCAAAGGCTCTAAGAGTTGGAGCTACCTGACTAATAAGATTTTGCATGAATTTTTACTAAAACTACATGCAGTTTTGTCGCAAATATCTACTAAATTTGTGACCAATTTCCTTAAATTAGTAACAGATTTGTCAAGTTTTTGTTACAGTTTACTTGACATCTTTATCTGGTTGTTCCCAATACCTACAGTAGAAATGTTCTCCTAGTTCATCTATTAATTCTTGAGGATAACCTTCTTCTACTAACCAAGTTAGAGAGTCATATCTTCTATCTTCAGGAATAGGTTTAGGAAACCCATATTTCCACCCTGATGGTGGGTCACATATTAGTGCCATAATGGAAAATTTTCTATGTTTTTAGTGTTATAGTGGAAAATATTCTACTATTTCATTATTTTGTCTATAATTTTTAATATAATAAGAGTTATAACAAACCCTGCTGTAAACTGTATCATTCCAGATACAGAATCATTTACTGCATAGTGTAGTATTGCTAATCCTATTATAAAGAATACTAGAAAAAGAGATAGATTAAAACATCCATCCTTCTGTTGCTGTTTATTTAGTGGTAGATCTCTCATAACTTAATTATTTACTATTTTTTGCCAAATCTTTTTTACAACATACTTAACTGTTTCCCAAAGTATTATTGTTATAACTAATGTTTTTTTCATTGTTTACTTTTTAATTGTTCTCTATACCATTTAATTGCTGCTACCCAAGCAAGTCTTGCAGAATCTCCTGTATATCTTTCCCAAGCAACATCCTCTATTTCTTCATCTGATATTTCTGTGGTATCAGTACAATGGTTTAATAGCACATCCAATGCTTCAGTCAACTCTTTTGGTTCACTCATTACTATATCAGCACCTAATCTCCATTGCTGATGTATCTTTAAGATACTTATTGCTTCTGATATTATCATAATTAATCTTTTTTAGCTTGTTTTAATTGTTCTCTATACCAAAATGCACCTTGTTCAAAATGCAGTAATGGTGGTCCATAAATAACACTGTTGTCATAATCTCTTGCTGCTTTCTCTATTTCTTCATCTGATATTTCTTGTTGGTGAACTTCTACCATTTTGCTGATGTCAGAAATATGGTTATTACTTTCATTACTTACAAAAGTTTTATGATAATATTGTTCTCCCAATGTAGGATATTCATTACTAGAATAAGAAAAATTGGAATCAACAGCATCTATTATCTCTTGCTTGTGCATTTCTTTGGCTTGGTTAAGTATTTCAAAATTCTTTTCTTGGAAACCTCTTTCCATTAATTGTTCTATTAACCATTCTATTGATGTCATATGTTTACTTTTTTAGGTTGTTTACGTTTACGTAAACTGTTGTTTATTATCTACAAAATAGGTTAAAATGTAGGTAAATATCATCACAAAAAGCTATTTTACTGTTTTCTGGTGGGATTTACCAACTCTAATACAATCTAGATTTCTAGTAAGTATATCTACACCTTTTAATGCTGCTAAATACTTTTTAATAGCTTCTACTGTTACATTGTTACCACCTTCACATAATGAAATAGTACTTCTATGAAGTCCAGATTTTTTTGCAAGTTCCTCTTGTGTAAGTTTTCTAGACATTCTTTCAGTTTTTAGTATATTACCTATGTTAAGCACTAAACTTACTAGAGAATTAAACTTAGCATCATCATCCTGAGTTCTTACTTTATTAATAGTTTCAGGTAGTGATTGAATATTAAAAAGTTCTGGATTTAAATCATAATGATAGTCTATCCAGAACTTCTCTCTTTCTGTTAAATTTTCTAATAATATATCTCTTTCTATAACATCAACAGCTGGTACCAAACCTAAACTTTCAAGCTGGTTTACCCAATCGTTAACAGTTTTACTATGAGATTTTGTTAAGTGTTTAAGAGGTCTTTCATAACCTACTGTAGTCTTACCAATGTAATAGTATACATCATTTCTAGGGTCTCTGAGACCATAAATTAAATTTGTCTTCATAATACAATGTACAATATATCCATCATTATACCAAATATTTTGAAGTTTTTAACTTAATGTATGGTTTTTAAGACATTTACAATATTGCATACTACAATATGCTTTTAAGCATAATGGGTCATTAATGCTACATATAACATACATTATAACTAGTAATATAATACCTATTATGCCCTGTTTTGTGTGTTTTATGACACATTATAGGGTGTTTAAGTAATATATTACTGAAGTCTAGACTCTGAAAACCCAAGATCTTTAGCTGCATCTGGGTTAAGCTCAATCCATGAATGGCACGACCTACATACAGCAAGCCATGTGTTCATGTTTAGATAGTTGTCTCCTATACGGCCAGCTTTATGGTGTACGTCATTACTTAAACCTGTACAGCCAGGCATTCTTGCTTGACAGTTAGTATGTAATGTTAAGAATGCTAGTCTTTTCTTAGAATACTCATCCATAGCCACCTGCCTCTTTTCAGAGACAGGAGCTATAGATTTAGGCTTTTCTATTTTGTACCAGCATTCTTTACAATACTTATCTTTCTTGTCAGACTTCCATATGTGTTTTAGACTTTGGCAGCCCCGACACATCTTTAGTTTCTGCTGCATCTGTTTTCTTTTTTCTAATGATTAATCCGTCCTTTACAGACTTACCCAATATACTAACAGGTTGTCTGATAGTATCTAGTTCTAAGGGTCCGTCTTTTAAAAGTTCTGCTAGAAGAAGACGATCTAAGTCATCTTCAGGTGATAGTATTAGCTGTACAGTTCCATTGGTAACAAATATGTGTTCCATGTTTAGGTTTTAAGTTAGTTGATAAAAATTGTTCGGTAGGAAGCCATATTCCATAAGCTTGTTAGCTATGGCTTCTCTGGTTATTCCGAGATCTTTAAACGTAGTGTTAACGGTTAGGTTATCATCATAACCTTTTACAGCTGTCATCTGCTTTATAATAGGAGAGTTAGGAAATAGCTTTATAAGTAAGCTATCTATCTTCTCATTTATAAGTTCTTGCTTCCAGCGGTTCAGTATGCGGTGAGCTTTGGTGTATGTAACAGTGATGTTAAACTTACTAGTTTTAGACATCTGCTGTATTTCTTCCTTTGTATATGCAGAAAAGCCATATACAATCTTGTTATACATTTCTTGTTGTAATAACGTAAAATGTTTAGTTTCAGTATGTTGGTACTTACTTGTACCCTCCACCTGAATTTTATTAATAAAGCTATATCTACTCTCATAGTGAGTAAACATATGCTTGTTAACATCTCCATAAGATATAATTATACCTTTAGAGTTAGCACTAACTGTTTTGTTAGAGTTCATGATTTAATATTTAGTTGTTAAAGATAATACTAATTTCTATAAATAAAAAAGGGCTCGGTTTCCCAAGCCCTTTTTTAACCTAAAACATAACCATCCTAGAGAGTAACTGGTTCTTTATCAGAAGTTAAGTTAACCATAGCTCTTTGTGCAGCTTGTACTTCTCTAATTTCTTCAGAGTTATTATGAGTAATTAACTCATCAAACGCATTAAGATTAGAAGTAAAGAATGTCTGCCTGTAGATAGGCTGATCATCTATACGACATATAACACCAGTATCACCAGCAATCTTCAGATCTCTATCTGGATTAACAGGATTAAATGGTTCTAAACTCTCGCGTACTACAATCTTACCAGGAATCTGTGTTCCTTCTTTGTAACCTGTACCCATTAAATCTTCCACCTTACCTTTGATAAGAGCGGATCTCTTTACATTACGTAACCAACCTTCATCATTAATTTGTGTAGTTGTTTGTTCTACACGTAAATACCCATACTCTGGGTTGTTTGTAGAAACGCCTATTACGTTTCCGTTCTTGTCAGCAGCAACTGTTACTTTTTCGTTCATGCTTTTTGTTTTTTGTTATAAATAAAAATCCCCAGGTTTATACCCAGGGAATGACTACACACATTGAAAACTATTATTCAGGTTCTATATCAGCATCTAAATCCATAAGCTTGTCTATTTCTGGTATGTCTGTGATATCTGGTAGTATATACTCATCATCGATAACACTGCTTGGCCTATTTAATATAGACCCGTGCCATGGGTTCTCCACTACATCACCATAGTTATAAGCTATCAGATACTCCAGTTCTTCATCCGACATTTCTATAAACTGTTCTGTGCTTATCTCTATACATTTACCGTTTGGTAACTGATAAATCATTGATAAACATTATGTTGTTATAAAAATAACAATATAATATTGAATAAACTAATAGTTTATACAGAATAGGTGGATAATAGAGCTATAATTAAGCGTCTAATGGTGGTTTTGGATAACCTGTGCTTTTTTTAGCTTTTGGTTTCTTTTCACCACTCATTTGCTGTTCTTTAAGTTTCTTTTTCCAATAGGCATTAGTAGTATTAATATGCTCTTGCTTTTCTGCAAGTTTGCCACTACATTCTTCTAATGCTGTTTTAAGACTTTCAACTTCTTGTTGTAAAGCTTTACTTTTTCCAAAAAGGTTTAATAAACTCATTTTATATATTTTTAAATGTTCTAAATAACCCAGTAAACCTGCCTCCAGCAGCTCCACCTTGGTTTAAATCTTCATCTAATTCTAAAGTTACATTATCTACAATATCTCCATCTTTAGTAACTTGTTTACCGTTTCTGTGAATGTTGTATATAATAGTTTCAGTAGTATCTTCTGTTTCCATACTCACTATAACCACTTCTTTCTTAATAGGTATAGCTTTCCAGTTTTGTTTATCTACATCAAAGTCTGCACCAGCTATTCTCACCCAAGCTTCTGCTGCCCATGTTATACAATAAGGCTTGAACTTTTGTTTCATAGCTTTAAATGCTGGTGGAAGCTCTTCATTAACAAACCTATCTTTAGAATCTTCAGATTCCATATAATGAGGTGGTATAAGCATATGAACAAGAGCTGGTTTTTTAGAATCTTTAGTATCTATATGATCTGCAAACACTGTTATGTGTGCAGGTATGCTACCTATTTCAGACATCATACCTGTAAGATGATCTATGTAGTTTTCTTTTAAACTACTGTATTCTTCTTTTGTCATTAAAATAAGTTTTGAATTTTATCAGTTAAATTATCCCACTGATCTGCTAAAAAGTTTAATACAGTGTCAATTGTTTTATCAAACCAACTATCTCGGGTTTCTGTTATGGGTCCACTAGTTATACTACTATGAATTGCCACATAAAACATACCAAAAGCTATTAAAAATGTAAATAAATAAACTTTAAATTCAGTTTTAATAGTATCATATTTATGATATTCTTTTGGTTCCATTTCTATATCAAGTATACCATTTTTTATAATCTGAAATGTAGTAAGTTTTTTACTTTTAGGACCTTCTGTATTAATCTTTGGTAATTCTTTTCTATAAATTTTATTAGGGTCTGGTTTCTTTAAAAAGGTCATACACTACTTTTTTTAATTAATTCATCTATAAAGTTTTCTACTTCTAGACGTTGTTGCTCATCCAAATGTATAAGCTTATCATTGATAGCTTCTATCATGAATGAGTCTCTAAGTTCTTGTTTAAATACCTCTCTGTTTTCAGGTGTAAGTCTATCACGCATACTATGTATAATAAAATCACATTTGTTAATATAGTTATTAAACAGGTCTTTAACGGTTCCTTTGGTTTCTCTTTTAACATCTTCTAAATACTCTCTAGCTATGTTTATATGATGTAAACTTTTAGCTAGAGAGTATGTAGTGTCCACAAAGTTTTCTTTTTCCATTATTTAGTTTTTACATAAACCTTCATAACATCGTTTCTGTATCCAACTTCTATACTTAGATTTTCACCTATATAGAAAGACTCATCATCATTTATTATTTCTATGCTTGTAGCATTAATGTGTGACTTTTCTATTTCAGGTTCTGGAAAACTAGAACGTGCTATTTTTACACAATATAGTTTAAACTCTACTAAATAACAAAGACTATATTGTACAGAATATTCTTTAAACTTATCAAATACACCCATTTGATCTTGTTGTTCAGGATGTATAGGAAAAGATCTTTCTTGACCTTCTTGTGTAACTAACCATTCTGTTTGGTTATATTTTAGATTTCCATTCATTTGATTGTTTTTTTAGGTGTTTTACTAATAACGTTGCACATATTACAGATGCTGTAGATGTACATGATGCTAAGATTAATAATGTCATTTTCTATAATTTTTTAAAGATGGTTGGGAATATTTCCATGTGCTATATTTCATAGCTCTGTTTATTTCTCGTCTAGTGGGTGTCTTACAAATTGTCCTACGAGTAGAACAACTTGCAAGCACCACAAGCAATATAAGAGCTATCCTCATATGCTTTTAATAAAAGTTGTTTCTAAAATGTCACCCTTGTACAAACCATACTTTTCTTGAGAGTTTATAAATGATAGCATAGCAAATAGTTCTGCCATCTCAGCATAATCCATAGCTTTACTAAACTTTGGATTAACTACATAACCATCACCATCATCAGTGACAGTCATAATCTTTTCTCCTCTTCTGTTTTCATTCCAATAATGGTTCATACTATAAGACATAGTATACACTATTCCTGCATCTGTAATTTCTACAGATACATCATAATCATGACTGTAACCATCACCAGCTGTATCTACAATTTGAAATGTTCTTTTGTTCATGTTTTAAATTTAGATTGTTTCTAATTCTGTTTGTTTTAATAACTCGTCCATACTAAAGTCTGTATCATTACAGTCTTTAATAAGTTCTATGAGCTTTTCTAAGTTTTCTTGTGTAAACGCAAACCTATGAGCAAGAAAATACTCATACGGATGACAAGACTCATCAAGTTCTATCTCTGCTAAATGGAACGCTAATTGTTTTTGTGGCAGTACAGTGACAGTGTATATCACTGTGTATGGCTCACCTTTTTTAACCCATTTGTTAGCAGGTATTTCCTTGGGTCTGTCTTTATCATTTATACATATGCATTCTACCATATAACAAAGTTAATACATCCGAGGGACATACTTTCTAATTTAGAGATACCATTGATCCCATAGCTACTTACATTTTCTCAGTTCCCAGGCCCTATCTGTCATGCGGGTTGATACTTATGTGTTCACCGTACATACTTGGATCCCACTTCTATACT